GGTTCGAGACCAAGAAGCCGAAGCCCGCAGAGTCGACGCGCGTTGACCCGGGTGGCATGAAGGGCGCCTTCAAAACGCCGGCCCAGGTGGATCACACCAAGGTCGACGAGGAAACTCCTCCGAAGAAGGAAGACGAAGGCGGCGGCCTTGGCTCTAGAATCACCCGCGGCATCAAAAAGCGTATTGGGAGCTAAAGTCGAGGGCGGAAACGTCCGAGGCGGAGAGCACTCCTTGATGATTCGTGGGACACGGATCACCAACTGCCTGTCATGCACCGTCGAAGGGCTTTCCTTCGGCGGTGATTTGCTGTTAGAAGGGTTGATCACCCCCTAAGGAATGAAATGGCGCGGAAGCACGGAGTCGGTGCGAGCCGTAAGCGGCAGGCTAGCGGGCAGGAGTCTAAGCTCCTGAACCTGATCGAGCAGGCCGACACCATTAAACGGTACCACGGCACTCTCGAGAAGATTGCCAAGGGCTCGCTCGAGGTCCCGGGCTTCATCAAGGAAGTATCGATGAACGCGGCGCTGACCGTCGCGCATATTATGCATACCTCCACGGACGAGAAAGTCCAGCTCGCCGCCGCTACCGATCTCTTGGACCGCGCCGGCTACAACAAATCGACGAAGGTTCAGGTCGGCGGCACGATCACCGTCGACCACGACGCCTCGAAGATGGAGCTGATCAACCTGATCCTCTCTTCGGCACGGCGCGCTGGGATCAAGACGGCCGAGGAGAAGGAGGCCCTGCTTGAGGCACGTCGTACGGGAGTGGTCCGGGAGACGGCGGCCACGATGGAGCCGGGCACGTTTGTGGACGTGGTGGCGGAGGCGCTGGATGAACAGGCGAAAGACCCACTCACCCCCGAGTCTCTCGGGCCCGACGCGCTTGATGGGGATGACGAATGAGTGAAGAGAAGCTCCTCTACGACTATGCCATGCAGCTCGTCGCCCTCCCCTACCGCTGGGGTGGCGACGACACCTTGGAAGGATTTGATTGCTCGGGTCTCTGCATCGAGCTCCTCCGCGCGGGCGGCGTCCTCCCGGGCAACGTGGACATGAATGCCCACGGGCTGTTTCACTACCCCGCCTTCCAGTATGCGGGCGAGGCGGACTTTGGCGTCCTGGCCTTCTACGGGAAAGAGAAGCAGCGGCCGACGCACGTCGGGTTCTGCCTCGACGGTCGCTTCATGCTCGAGGCGGGAGGTGGCGGCAGCGCGACGACGAGCCTCGCCGCGGCGGCGAAGCAGAATGCTTACGTCAGGGTCCGCCCGGTCAGCCACCGCACCGATTTCATCGGGTACCGGAGGGCGTTGTGAGCGGTATGTACCACCCGCCAGAGACGTGCAAACGCTGCGGCGTCGTTTACCGTCGGACGTTCGGAATCTCCCCGCGCGTCTCCCACCAATGCAGCGCGCCGGTGCCACCGTCACTCAAGGTTTACACCGACGAAGAGAAGAAGGAATTTGAGCGTAAGCGGAAGGCGGGTGAGATCTGAGGGAAGAGGACATCATCCTCTCGCGCGAAGTCCTGGACGCCATGCCCCAGGAAGAGCTGGTTAGGCTCGCCCGTAAGCTGCAGGAGCACGAACAGATCCTGCAGATGTCCAAGGGCGACATCTATCTGAAGAACGCGCATAAGCATCAGATCTCCTTTCACAAGGCGCTCAACCGCGTCCGGATATTTTTGGGCGGCAACCGGTCCGGCAAGACGACGGGCGGCGCCAACGAGTGCCGCTGGATATCGGAGGGGACGCACCCCTTCAAGACGTTCCGTCTGCCGAACAAGGGCTGCATTGTCGTCCAGGATTTCCAGACGCACGCCAAGGACATCATGGAGCCGAAGATCGCCGAGTGGTTTCCGCCGGGGTTGATCATCGGCAAGGAAACCAATTCGGTCGGCGCCATTGTCAAGTACCGGCTGAGGAACGGCTCGACCATCGACATCAAATCCCACGAGCAGGATTTGAAAGTGTTCGAGGGATCGGATTACGACTGGGTTTGGTTTGACGAGCCACCGCCCGAGGCGATCTTCAAGGCGCTCTGGCGCGGCCTCACCGACCGCCGTGGTATCGCCTGGTTTACCGGTACGCCGCTGACTGAGCCATGGCTCTATGACGTCTACCAGAAGGCGGCGGCGGCCAGTAACGAGGGCATGTACTGGGCAATCTTTGCCTCGATCCACGACAACGCCAAAAATCTAGGCGAAGGGGACGTGGAGGAGGGCGAGCGCCGTATCGCCGAGTTCCTCGACGCCTTCGACGCCGACGAGCGCGAGGCGCGGGAGCACGGACGCTTCCTCCATATGCGCGGCCAGATCTTCAAGACGTGGAACCGCGGCACCCATATGACCCGCCCCTTCAAGTGGCCGAACGCCTGGCCGGTCCTGATCAGCCTCGACCCCCACCCGAGGAAACCATGGGCCCTGTCGTTCCTCGGCCTGACGCCTGCCGGCTACCGGATCCTCCTCGCCTCGTATTACGTGGAGGGGGTGGTCGAAGACGTGGCCGAGGCCGTCTTGTCATACAAGGACGAGATCGAGCTCGAGCGCGAGGGCGTGCCGAAGATCCACTCCTGCTGGATCGATAACTACGCCAAGGTCGAGAGCATGATCAAGCGCGGGACGACGATCATTGAGGAGTTGAACCGGCTGGTCACCCCTACCATTCCCCGTTTCCAAACACCCCCCAAAAATGTCGAAGAGAAAATCACGATCATGAAGGGTTGGCTGAAGCCCCAACCCTCGAAATATGGCGAGCGCCCGGGCTTCATGGTCTTTGACAACCAAGCCAACAAGGCCTTCGTCTACGAGATCGAGCACTACGTCTGGGCATCGGGCCGCGGCATGCGGCGGAAAGACCTCCGCAACGTTCCGGTCAAGGAACACGACGACATCCTGGACACTGTCATGCAGTTAGGGCTGGTGCTCGACTCGAAAAAGCTACAGAATGGCGGAAACCAGCGCCAAGTCGTACACAATTTTACGAAGAGGGCCTAACCCGTGACGGTAGCCGACGCCCGTATTACGGAAAAAGAAGCCGAGCGCCTTCGCGACGAGACCCTGAGTCTCAGTAAGATCGACACCGACTACCTGGAAAACCTGATCCGGGACCAGATCCGCAACTTCGACACGTCCCACACCGACTACCACACCCAGCGCCGGGAGTGGATCCTGGCGCTCAGAGACCTGAGGTACCAGTACAAGACCGGCTACTTTGAAGACGCCTCAGACCTCCACATCCCCTACACGCTGATCATGGCAAAGGCGCTCCACGCCCGGATCTTCCAGATCTTCAGCCAAGAGAACTTCTTCTCGGTCGAGGCCAACAACGCCGCCTTCCTGGAGAAGGAAGAGCTGATCACCCGCTTTATGAACTGGGTGCTCGGCAAATGGGTCAACCGCGGCAAGGGTAAAGACGACGTCATCGACGCCTTCATTGCGGACTTCGTCGATGAGGGCACGGCCATCATCAAGCTGTGGCAGGACCGTTGGCAAAACACGTTCCTGGACGTCGACATTGAGGTGACGGAGGAAGAGGAGCCGCAAATCTTCGTGAACGAGGGCGACGTCGAGGTCGAGCCCGAGACGAAAGTCAAAACGAAGATCAAAAATGTCAAAAAGACGCTGAAGCACTCCGCCCCGGCGTTCGCGACAGTCAACATTGACGACTTCATCATGCCTCCCGGCTGCCGCGACGTCCAAGACTCGCCGTTTGTCGGCCACCGGGTGAAACTTAAGGATGAAGACCTGAAACTTCGCGCCCAGCAGGGGCGTTTTGACCAGGATTTGGTCGAAGAAGCCTTGCAGAGGCGCCGGTCTTTCGTCTCCGGAGTCGACGACGGCTCAAGAATCGGCACCAAGCGCCCGCTTCGAGAGCTGGAGGGCGTCTCGGCGAGTGAGAACGACCAGATTCACTTCAGGGACTCAGCCACCCACTCTATTGTGGAGTGGTATTGCAAGGCGTACGTCGAGAAGAAGGTCGACGACGACACCTTTAGGGACGTCGATACGCTTCCGGAGGAAATTGTCCTCTGGTACCATGAAGACCTCCGCAAAATCATCGGTTGGACCTACCTTCACCGCATTTCTCCGTCGGGAAATCGGCCGTTTTACAAGGCCGACTTCATCCCGTCGAAGGAACGCGCCTTCGGCATCGGCGTTGGCGAGCTGCTTTGGTCGCTCAATAACCATATCGACGCCGTCCACAACATCAAGCTGGATAACGGCATTCTGGCGTCGATGCAGTGGGGGGTCTACCGTTCCGGCTCGACCTTCAAGCCTGACACTTTCAAGTTGAAGCCGGGAACCCTTCTCCCAGTGGAGGACATCAATGACATTAAGTCGATGCAGGTTCCTTATCTCGGGCAGTTTGGGGAGAATGAAGAGCTCACCCTCACCGGATACGGGGAGAAGCTCCTCGCCGTCAACGACATCAACCTCGGAAACCTCACCGGACGAGGCGTCGCTGGTGCATTGCGAAATGCTACCGGCGCTTCTTTTGTCGATCGACAGGCGAACATTCAGCTCCACCCCCATCTGTCGCGTGTTGCGCGGGTACTGAAGCGCTTCCTCGGCGACCTCTTCATCCTCTCTAGATCCAGGATGGACGAGCAGCTCTTCTTCCGGGTCACGGGCGAAGACGGCAAGGCAGTGTTTGGCGAGGCCTCGCGCGAAGAGCTCCGCGGCGACTTTGACTTCTCGATTCAAGTGGACTTGGCTGCGTCATCTGACGCAGAGAGGCAGCAGCGCGCGACGCTGATGCTCCAAACCATACTAAATC